TGGGCTGAGTATCGGTATAATCCGTCTCAGATCACTGGTTATATGCGCTCTGGTGTTGATGGTACTATTGATCAGTGGCATCTGGCGCAGAATTTCGGTGTCGATAATTCGGATGTTTCAGCGCCGGTGTTGGATGCCACGTTTATCGAAGATAATGCTTCGTTTACTGGTGTTGAGCGTGTCTCGGCTGTTGGCGAGGAAGCTCTTGGCGTTCAGTTTTTGTTGGATGCGGTCTTTCGTATGAAAGTTGCGCGTCCTATGCCTATGTATAGTGTTCCTGGTCTTATTGATCATTTTTGATTTATGGACTATGATACTTTTTGGGCTATTTCTTATAGTTCTATTGTTTCCTGGCAGTTTCATCCTGGGAATGCTGCCAAGGTGCGTTCCGCCACTCTCGATCTCGAGGAGTGTGCTCTTATCGCCGATAATATGCGGCGTATTTATATTGAGAGGTGTCGTTTATGGGCGCTGTCCTCGGAACCATTGCTGCCGGTGTGATTGGCGGTTATATGTCTAGTCGCGGTCAGGCTTCTGCGAATGCTGCTAATCAGGGTATTTCGCGTGAGCAAATGGCCTGGGAGGAACGTATGTCTAATACTTCCGCTCAGCGACGTGTTGCGGATCTTAAGGCTGCTGGTCTTAATCCTATGCTTGCGTATTCTGGGCAAGCTTCTACTCCGTCTTACTCTCCTGCTCAGATGCAGAATGAGAAGGCGGATTTTGGTCGGGCCGTTTCTAATGCCGGTTCTGCTGCTTTGATGATGCAGCAGGGTAAGGCTCAGATTGCTAATACTGAGGCTCTTACTCGTAAGGCTACGGCGGAGGCTCAATTGGTTGAGGCGCAAGTGCCGTATTCTGCTCAGAATGCGGCGTATTCTTCTGATCAGATTCTGATTCAGACGAACAAGCTTGCTCGTGAGGCTGAGAAGGCTATTTATGAGATGCAGAAGTCTCGTTCTGATGTGGAGGATTTACGTCCTCTTGTGTTGCAGTATCAGAAGTTGATGAATGATGCCACTAAAGCCGGTATTCCAGCTAAGGAAGCGGAAGCGAAGTTTTATGAGACTGTTCCGGCTGCTAAGTGGCTTGCTATTGTTAAGTCTATTTTGAAGTGAGCCGCTAGGTTTCCGGCGATTTTTTTTACTGTTGCATATATGCAACGATATTACTGAGGATATTTATATGCGTAAGGGTTTTACTGGTTATATGCGTGCTGGTGACTATCGTGATGCTGAGAAGGTTTCACGTGGAACCAGTCAGGATTTTACTGGATGTGTTTCTCTTGCGGTTCAGTCGCAGCGTGACGAAGTTGATATTAATACTATTGTTCGTCGCTTTGGCGTTACTGGTCATATGCCGCAAGGTGTTGTCGCCCCGACGTATCAAGCGTTCGAGGGCGTTTTTGATTTTCAGACTGCTATGAATGCAGTCGTGTTTGCCGAACAGCAGTTTATGCAGATGCCTGCTGATGTTCGTGCTAGGTTCCGAAATGATCCTCAACGGTTTGTTGAGTTTGTTTCTGATTCGAAGAATCTTTCGGAAATGCGTGATTTGGGTCTTGCTATTCCTGAGAAGGTGGTGGATACTACTCCCACGCCGGATATTCCTCCGGTTAAGGAGAAGGCGAATGACAAATCTAGTTCTAGTTCAAGAGCTGCAAAAGGCGGAAGCCCGTCTAAAGGTTCAAGTAGAGATTCTGGGGAACTCGAAGACGGCTCTTGACCTTGCTGTTAAGAATGGTATGCCGGGCCTCGCTAAGTCTGCTGCCGCTCGTATAAAGCGTCAGCAGGATTCTGTTTCTGAGACGGAGTCTGTAATTGTTGAGTTGCGGGCCGGCATTAAGGCGGGGGATAAGCAGATGGATATTGAGGATAGTACTCCTCCTTCTGCGCCCCGTCGTAGGTGAGCACAGTTTTCACTTGATGTAACTGTGCTAGGTGACACCGGGTCGTTCCGGTGTCATCCTATGCCCAGGCCCTGGGGCCTGGGCGGTGAACGGCTCCTGAGCTCCTGGAGGCGTTCTGGGGCCCCGCTCCGGGGCCGCTCTTTCACTGGTAAACCTTCTGGAGGTTTTATGCGTCCGATTAAGCGTCATGGTGAGAATAAGCACAAGAGTGCTAATCGTTTTCGTGGTAATGTCAGCCGTACTAAGGCTGCTAATTTTTCTGGTCCTATGCGCGGCGGTCTGCGGATTTAGTCCGTGGCGTGTTTTCATCCCCTGTTTGCTGTTCAGACGGTTGCAGGGGATATTCTATTTCATGTGAAAGGTACGGTTGGCAAGTCTAAGTATTCTAAGGCTACTGATATTCGTCGTGAGCTGACTTTGCCTTGTGGTCAGTGTATTGGTTGTCGGCTTGAGAGGTCACGTCAGTGGGCTATGCGTTGTATGCATGAGGCTCAATGCCATGACTATTCTGTGTTTGTTACGCTGACGTATGATGACGATCATAATTCTAATCCTAGTTTGAATTATCGTCATTTTCAATTGTTTATGAAGCGTTTGCGCAAGCGTAAGGGTCCCGTCAGGTTTTATATGTGTGGTGAGTATGGCGACCTTAATGGTCGTCGTCACTTTCATGCTTGTTTGTTTGGTTGTTTTTTTACTGACAGGGAGTTTTATCGTGAGTTACCTTCTGGCCATAAGTTGTATACTTCTAGTGAGTTGGCCGATCTTTGGCAGATGGGTTTTTGTTCTATTGGTGATGTTACTTTCGAGTCTGCGGCGTATGTCGCTCGCTATGTTTGTAAGAAAGTTAATGGTAAGGATGCTGAAGCTCATTATGAGCGTGTTGATGATCTTACCGGCGAGATTTTCTCGCTTGTTCCCGAGTTTTCTCGTATGTCCCTCAAGCCGGGTATCGGCGCGGAGTGGTTTAAGCAGTATCGTGCTGAGGTGTTCGGTATCGGAGGGAACCTTGACCGTGTTGTTGTCAATGGTAATCAGGTCAAGCCGCCGAAGTATTATGATAATTTGTTGAAGTCGGCGGATGATTTTGATTCTGATATGGTTGAGTTTCTTCGCTCTGAGAAGGCGAAGAGGTTCCTCAAGGATAATTCTCCTGAAAGGTTGGTTGTCCGTGAGGTTTGTGCTAAGGCTCGTTTAAAGTTTAAGTTAAGGAGCTTGTGATATGCAGTATTTTGTTATGTCTGTTCGTGATATTACGGTGGATGCTTTTATGCCACCGTTTGTTGTCACTCATGTCGGTGCTGCTAGGCGTGATTTTGGAGATGCTATTAATTCTCCAGATCATAAGTTTTCTCGTCATCCCGAGTGTTATGAGATGTATCATCTCGGTATGTTTGATGATGCTACTGGTTTGTTTAATAATTTTGATAAGCCTAGGCAGGTTTGTCATGGTGTCGAGATGGTCAAGGCTGCCACTTGACCTCTTGGGGGAGTCCATACTTCCACTCCCCCTTTTTGGGCCCCTAACGGGGCCCTTTTTTTACCTACGAGGTGTATATGTTTCGTAATAAGTCTGTGTCTACGCATCAGTTCGCTATGGTTCCGCGTTCTGATATTCCGCGTTCGAGTTTCTCTATGGAGAAAGCTCTTAAGACTACGTTCAATGCCGGCTATCTCGTTCCAGTTTTGGTCGAGGAGGTTTTGCCGGGTGATACGTTTAATGTTTCTATGACGGCTTTTTGCCGTATGGCGACTCCTATCTTCCCGTTTATGGATAATTTGCATTTGGAGTCGTTTTTTTTCTTTGTTCCTAACAGGTTGGTGTGGACCGATTGGGTCCATTTTATGGGAGAGCAGGAGAATCCTGACGATCCCATTGATTTTATCATTCCTGTTGTTACTTCGCCTACTGGCGGTTATGCTGTAACTTCTTTGCAGGATTATATGGGCTTGCCTGTTATTGGGCAAGTTTTGAATCCTGGGAATTATCAGCATAGCGCGCTTCCGTTGCGCGCTTATAATCTGATTTATAATCAGTGGTTTCGTGATGAGAATCTTCAAGATTCTGTTGTCGTTGATAAGGATGCCGGTCCTGATAATCCGGCGGACTATGTTTTACTTAAGCGTGGCAAGCGTCACGATTATTTCACCTCTGCGTTGCCTTGGCCGCAGAAGGGTGATCCTGTGACGTTGCCTCTCGGTACTACTGCTCCGATTTTGCGTTCTAGTAATGCTATTGGTTGGACTTCGTATATGGGTGGTACTAATACCCCTGCTACGAATGGTGATGTTACTATTGATTCCGGCTTGGCCGGTGGCGCTGGTTCTGTTGGTGTTCCTAATTTTGCTGCTAAGGTTCCAGCTAGTTTTGATCCGAATGGTACTTTATATGCGGATCTTTCTGAGGCTGCTGCCGTTACTGTTAATGCTTTGCGTACCGCGTTTCAAGTGCAGAAGCTTCTTGAAAAGGATGCACGTGGTGGTACGCGTTATACAGAGATTGTGCGTCAGCACTTTGGTGTTATGTCTCCCGATGCGCGTTTACAGCGTCCCGAGTATCTCGGGGGAGGTCATACTAATGTTGCCGTTAATCCCATTGCGCAGACTTCGGCTACGACAGTCGAGGGATCTTCTACGCCGCAAGGCAATCTTGCGGCAATGGCTACTGCTTTGGCTCATGGGCATGGTTTTACTCAGTCATTTACTGAGCATGGCTATGTTATTGGTCTTGTTAATGTCAGGTCGGATCTGACTTATATGCAGGGTTTGCGTCGTATGTGGTCTCGTTCGACGCGTTACGATTTCTATTTCCCTGTTTTTGCTGCTCTGGGTGAGCAGGCTATTCTCCGTCAGGAGATTTATTGTAATGGTGGCGCTGCTGCCGCTACTACGGTGTTTGGTTATCAGGAGCGTTGGGCTGAGTATCGGTATAATCCGTCTCAGATCACTGGTTATATGCGCTCTGGTG